TCACCTACAGCATATCCATTACCTGCATCAGTTACTGTTGGAGTTCCAGATAACTGTCCGCTAGAGAATGTTACTGTTGCCTTAGCGCCACTACCAGATCCAGTAATCGCGTAAAGTGGGACTCCAGTGAAAGTTCCATTACTATACCCAGCACCAACTATTGAGTTTGTTACGGTATTAATTCTTCCACCTACTTGCTCAATGTATCCATAAGGACCAGTGGCAGAAGTTGTATCACTAACCTTTCTACCAACGACAAGAGTTGAATTTAGAGTAGATGTAGTTGTGATACCAACCTTCAACTTTCTTGGCAGAGTTCTGATTGAATCACTATCAAGTCTTGAAGATGCATCATTAGTGTCAAGGGTTGGATTATAGAAGTATGCGGTACCAGAAGTAGATGTAAAGTTTGCCTTATAAAGTTTAAACTTGAGATCTTCAAACTGATTTGCTGTCCAAATCGTGCCATTTTGAGATTTAAATAGACTTCCGCCAATATACTGCTTAGTAACGATAACGCTTTCAGCGTCTGGAAGAGTCGTTGTATTTACAGTCTTTTCACCCATTCTGGCAATCCAAGTTTCATAATTATTGGACGCTGGTGAAAGAATTACCAATGCATACTCAGTATCTGGTTGCAGATAAACTGGTGATGGGAATGTAACCTTAGTTGCTACAGATCCATCTGTAGAGGTAGCAACTTGAGATGGGTCGAGGGTAACTCTTGCATAATCTTCGACCAACTGACTGGTTGGTGTACCCAACTCAACAGTTCTCAATTCTACAGTAACCTTCTCATTTTCATCCTTGCTTGCAAAATACAAGTCAACGGAAGTTAAGAATGCTCCTGTTTCATCAACTGTAAATGTTTGAGCTAATGGGTCTTTACCGCCTCCACGAGCAGGTGCTGCTGGTGGCGGTGGTGGTGGGGGAGGTCTTCTTACAATTACTCTGGTCTGTCTATAAGTATCTACTACACCACTTGTATTGTAAGTCGTTTCACCACTACTAATCAGAAGACTTCCTGGTAGTGGGATTGCATTAGTTGAGCTTGAAGTCAACTTGAAGGTCTTAGATCCAGTTGTGAATCTAAGTGGTGGTAATGGCGAAGCAAGTGGGTCTCTGAAGAAGATTGCTCCACCAACATCACCAAAAGTATCCGAGATAACTCTAATATTTGATACGGTTGCCTGAGCTCCACTGGTTTCACCAAGCAAGACCATGCCAGTTGTAATATAACCATTGTATCTTCCAACAACTTCATCTGATAATGCTTGAGTATCAATATTTAATACTGTAGAAGATGCAGAATATGAAGTTGGGAGTGTTAATGACTTATTATATGGGTTGAGTGAGAATGTTGTTGTTGGATTATTATAAGTGCCAGTCTTATGGTTTGGTTGGACAACTCTTGCACTGAAGAGATTGCTTCCTCCAATGTATCCCTTCACAGTTTCTCCTGCTTGGAATACACCAGATGTCATTGAAATTTCAATAAGTTTTGGAATAATATCAATTCCACTAGTGCCATCAAAGAATGGATAATATCTTGTAAGTGGCTTAAGTCCACCAGCAATAAATGCTACGTTTCTTGAGCGAATATGTGTATCTGGTGCGCTAGAAATCTTAACGGTCTCAATGTAAGACCCATTAAAATCACCAGTAATTGTTCTTTCACCACCATTAACATAGATATTTCTTACCCAGTTATCTGATGCTGGGGAAAGAGCAATTCTTCCAATAAACTCAACCATATTGAATGGATTGACATTCTCAACTCTGGATGCCAGAGGTTGCTCAATCCAGGACTTTTCAGAATACTTGAGTGTAATCAAATCTCCAGTTTTCTGGACATCCGAATCCAAGAGATTCAAATTGGAACTGAAATCTGCAGTTTCAGTGTTGATTGATGGGTCTAATGCAATCTCTGGTTTGATTGAATAGAAATCAATCGGAGTCAACATTTCACCATTTTCGGTGTCAATATTAACTTCGGAGAGATTAGCGTCAAGTCTTTGGACATCTCTAAAGTCATCTACGAAGAAACCAGACTTAAATCTATCAAGTCCATCAATGTCTCTGACTTGGAAGGTCTTTGTATCAAGTTCTAAGAGAGAAAGTGATGTAAGAGTCTCAAGATTGGTAACTCTGTCATCAATCTTTCCAATATCTCTCATAGTATATCTTCTGTTATCTACGAGAGTAATCTTTGCATCATCTGGATTATAAAGATATGCTGGATATTGAATTGTGGCAATATCCATTGCCTCTTCCACATTAACAGGTGGTTTTGGATTTAGTGAGGATACTCCTTTGATTACGCTGAAGTTTCCAAACTTATCCAATACAACTTTATCAATCCTTGGAAGATAGAAGTCATATCCAATCAGAGAATTTTCAAGAGGTGCTACAACTAAAGTTGGATTAATTCCTGAGGTAGCAAAATTTCTACTTGCAAAGGAGAATGGTGAAGAAGTGGTTGAAGAGAATCTTGCAACTCTTGGTCTGAAATCTAAAGTATCAGAAGCCCTTACACCATTAGGTAAGTATGGAATATCAGAAGAGAATCTCTCTTCATCATAAGAGTTTACTGTGTAAACATCTCCATTATCATTTGTTGGGATGCTGTAGTAGTCGAAGATTATGAGTAATTGGTGAGATGGAATGTATCCACTACTCTTTCTTACAATTCTTGAATAGTCATAATACTGTTCTCTTTGAGCCTTATCAAGATAGAATTTATCAGTAATATCTTGATAGTTGCCAACATTAATGACTTGAATCGTTGAAACAATTGCAGATTCTTCAAAATCTACAACTTCACCAACAGTAAATCTGTTAGAATTTAAATATACAATTTCAACCTTGGTTGCAGACGAGCGAGTTACAATTTGAGCGATTGCTCCATTGTCTCTACCAACTATTTTTTCACCAAGAATAGAATTAGTATCTAATCCGAGACCAGATGGGAATTCTAAAGAGTCTAAAGTGGGAGCACTACTATTATAAGACTCATAAACAGCAATGACTTTGACTGCATCAGGAAGATTGAGGGAAATTTCTTTATCTTCAATTCTCAGTCCATAGAAATCATTCTGTGTAAGACCAGAAGTACTAGTGGATACACCAGAAACAGTTCTTGTTACAGATACTTTTTCACTTCTTGTATACTCTTTTTTCTTATTCTTAATATTATTCTTTTTAACAGTTGCATTAACAACTACATTACTTTGAGATGCAGTCAGACCAGTTATAGTGACACTTGATCCACCAGAGGTTAATGTAAATTGGTCGGATGTAAGGTCTTCAATGCTACCATTAGAGTAAATGATGCTATATCTTTCAGCATCAAATGATTCAAAGAATGCACTTGTAATTCCAACGGAAGAAATTGGAATTGTCATACTTCCATTAGAGTCTGTGGTTTCTCCAGTAATCTGTTTAGTAACAACCAGATTTGAGTCTGCAAGACTTACTGAAGCAACATCACTTGACCCAACATTTGCATAGAGACCGCCATTTTCTCTAACAACTGGGTTTGCGATAGAGAAGGTAACATCTTGAGTTGATCCTGGAAGATCGCCATCACATACGCCAAACACATCATTAACTGCAACAAGAGTCATTGATGACCCATCTGCCGATACTGCAGAAACTCTGTTGAAAGTTTCAGTAGTTACACCAGCAATTTGATATCTAACAATTGTATCAGTCTTAATTCCTGTGAAGAATTTTCCTGGTGAAGTTACATTACCACCAGTTGTGATTCTGATTCTATCAGCAATACCAAAATTCTTTGGTAGGGTTTTTTGAAGGACCGTATCAGCAACAAAGTCTACACTCAGTCCTGAGAATGTAGATGCATCTTGCCATACAGACTTTACATCTTGAATTCCATAGACCTTGGAAGATTTTACAGACCTTGATACTTCGGTTGACTCATTGATAGTAAGTTGCTCACCATCAATAAATGTGCCAGAGGTTTGTGTAAGCGTAATTTCAGTGCCTGAAGCAGCAGTTGTGACATATCCAGATGCTCCACTACTTACACCACGAACAATTGATGTTGCAGGGCATTGACCTGATGTTAAAGACTCATTTACTGTCAACTTGACATAAGTCTGGACATCAAACAGATACAAATCCCACTCAGTCGAATCATTTGAATATGCTGCATCAGTCACACTGAATGAATAAATTCTTGCCTCACCAATTTCAATACCAGTTCCTGATGTCGTTGAATTTCTTCTCTGACTGAAAAGTTTTACTGTATTTGAATTATTATTGACACCAATGAAAGGTGTGCCAAATACATTATTGACTCTTAGAAGAGTGCCAAATTCAAATGGAACTAAAGATTGTGAAACTGACTTCTTATCTCTTGGTTTTTCTACATCTAACACAGTTGTAGAAACAGTTTCAATATCATATCCTCTTACATATGCTTTTCCTGCAGATACTTTAACTGACAGGAGGTCTTCAGATGGAGTATTTCCAGCATCTGTCTTTTGAGATGAGGTGAATACTCCCTCATTGGAAAGACCATTATTCAGAGATTCTTTTACTTCAATATTAAATCTACCTACAGAATAGTCACCAGACTCTTCGAAAGTTCTCTTTGCGAAATAGTCTCTGATTATACTATATTCTGACTTATTCTGTAATTTTTTAATTTCACCATTATCAATTCTCAGTAATTCGACAAATGTCTTATCATTATAGTCCGTCAGACTCTTCTTAGATAAGGTCGTAGAAATTTTTAATCTATCAGCACCAGGTGCTGCATAGTTTGAGAATCCTTTTGCATTATCATAAAGAGATGCATCATCTTTAGCAGTTACTAATTCTTCAGATATTGTAAGACCGACTCTATATGATGGATTTGCAGTATATGCATCCAATACAATCTTATCAGAAGCAACGTCTACAAAAGTTCCTCTAATAAAATAAACACCAGCACCAATTGAAACTGATGTTCCTCTTGCACATGCATCTTGTGCTACCAGAGTTGCAACAGTATCACCTTCACTTACTGGAGTGTTTCCATAAGTAAATGCATCATCAGTAATAAGCACTTCACCATCGGTAAAGTATGCAACATCATTATCTGTGCCAGATGAGAGATACTTAACAAACAGAGTTAAGTCTGTAATACCATCAGCATCAGAAACTGGAAGATATCTGTCTACTATAGCGACAATATCAGAAGTTTCTCCTCTGAGTCTCTTACCGACAAGACTGCTGGCATACACCCCAACATCGATACCGAGATGCTCTTGATTAATTCTTACAGAATAATACTCTGCATCATAACTGATGTTTCCAGGGATGACCATCGATCCCTCTTTGAAAACATGACTACCAAATGCTTCTACTTGATTCTGTAGAATTGATTGTAAAGTCGTTAACTCCCTAGCTTGAATAGGGAATCCTGGTTTAAATAAGACCCTATAGAAATTGTCATACTTATCAAAGTCATCATAATAAGGGCTTATATTGAGATTCGTTTTCTGTGGCATTTTTTAAAATTCCAGGATAATTTTAACGTCTTCTTTTTGTCTAGAATTTCTTGAAATCACGGGGCGGTTATCAAGATAAATTACATCTCCCGACCCTTTATTTATCTCAGAGGAAGAAAGTCCATTTGTAAATTGAGACCCGAGAGAAACAATTTTGGACCCAGTTGGATTTGTCGTAATACCAGTAAATCCAGTATCAACAGACCCAGAGAAACCACCAGTAGTGGTTACAGCATTTCCAGATGATTCAAAATTAAGTACTTTCGATAATGTAGAAATGCCAACATAATCTGTCGTATCAAAAGTAGTTTGATTTAAGAATAGTGACCTATCTTGGAAATACTTAATAACCTTTGTTTCAGCATCATATGAAGCAACAAATCCTTTTGCAGTTCCACCAGTGACTGACTGATTGATTCTATCTCCAATAGAAACTGACCCAGATGTTGAAGAAAACTTAATCGCACCCAAAGATGAGAATTGGTTTTCAGTAAACAAGGAGGTTGATCCAATTGAAGTTGGATTCTTAACGATACCAATTTGTGCAAAGTTGGTATCTACAGGGAAGTCTCTTGTAGAATCATCAAATCTTGCATATACTAAGACTTTATCTGCACCCAATTCTTTGTAAATATCATACCCATGACCTTTAGAAGGTGGTATGATGGGAATCAACTTTGCCTTTGTTGAAGAACTTGAGTTGATTGACCCAAGGTCAACAACACCATAGGTGTAACCTTTACCGCCAGAAGAAACTACTGTGTTTGTAATTTGACCAGAGCTATTAACTTCAACAACTACTTTTGCTCCAGACCCATCACCAATGATACTTAATTCATGTGACCCCTGAGAATATCCAGCGCCACGATTATCAACGTAAACTTTTTTTATTTGGTTTTCGTTTGTATCTGAATTTGCATTTCCTCTAACTGCCGCTATCTGTGCATTAGTGGAAGTTGACCAATCTCCTGGGAGAGAAATATATTCGGTCGAATCAAATTTAATAATATCACTTGGGGAAATAGTAAAAAGATATTTCCACACATATCCATCACCACTAACACCTGCCTTAGATGGCTCTAAATCTGTGAAAGTTGGCTCATCTAGTGATGCATTTCCAGTTGTATTGATTCCGGAAGAACCATTATCAATACAAATGTATACCTTATACTCACTATTAATTACATAATAGTTTGCATCATAAAGTCTAGATGACCTTGTGATAGGTGATAAGTTTGTCAGACTGTAGTCATGACGATACATTTCATATTTTGTTCCTCTTGCCCACTCAACTTTTCTTGCCAGTCTCCTTACATTGGTAGAGGTTACCCTCTTACCATACATCATACTATCTCCAACAAAATTTTCATAATTAAAATTATCAGTCGGAGAAGGAGTATCAGTATCCCAATCAGAGTCTCTACCAAACCCAGACGCAGTTGGATTTGACAATCCTACAAAAACATAATATGAATTGGAATTACTGCCGACAGAATCTACGAAGTTTCCAGCATTTAATATTCTAAACTGGTCTGTTACAATTGCCGCCATCTTAATAGCTTTTTTCTATATTTATAACTATCC